AACTTCCAAGCAGATGGTGGTTCTTTCACAATGTTTGGAGGGACAGGATTATTTGTTCCAACTGTTGGAGTTGCAACTATAGGATATGGTGCAACCAATTTGGGTATGACTCAAAGTGATCATGATAGCACCAAGTATCTGACGAGAATTGGAATCAATACTTACTTTGCAAGATCTGTTCTTGATGTTGGCATGGCAAGCACCACGATGAGCAGTTTTGTCATCATGCCTTCACTTAATAATGAAGAATTAGACATCGTTGCCAACCTTCATACATCAAATGCTGGTGGTAATCAGAATGTAAATCCAGTTCAATCTGGATTTGGAACAGCAACTGCCAAGAAACTTCTTGGTGATTCTGGTGTTCCTGGTGGTTCTATTGTTTATAACAATGAATCCAGAAGACTTAATGTTAGCACGGGTGGCACAGTATTCTGCGGTATTGCAACATTAACACAAAATCAGTCCGGATATGATGCAATTGCTGTTCCCACATTCAATAGCACTAAGAGAAACTTAATGAGTGGTTATGGCAACCTTCCTAAAGGTGCAATCATGTATAACACAACCACAAACAAACTTAACTTCTGGAATGGTTCTGCATGGGAAGCAGTAACAAGTGCAACCTAATAGCTTGACAAGACTCTAAAAACCCTATAGACTACCTTTGTCCGGGTTGAAGAGGAAGCTCTAAGACACTATGGAAACCGTCTACCAGGTCGCACTGGAGGCGGTTTTCTGCTATAATATGTTCATACAGGACAGGAGAGCACTTGACCATCACCTTGCGACCCCATCAGAAGGAAGCAGTCAATGCGATGTGGGACAACAACAAAGGTCAGGTCATCATCCCTACTGGTGGTGGCAAGACCATCTGTATGATTGAAGATGCCATGACTAACATGGAACTGATCAATCGTGGTCAGACATTTGTTATTGTAGCACCACGTATTCTGCTTGCCGAACAACTCTGCAAAGAATTTCTTGAGTTGATTGATACTACTTACACACATGTAATGCATGTTCATAGTGGTGAAACTGAGTTCTTCAGTAGCACCAAACCAGAGAAGATTGCATTATTCAATAATACTGCAAGATCTGCTGGTGAGAACTGCATTATCTTTACTACATACCATTCGTTGCACCGTATTCAAGAGGCAGATATTGAAGTAAACACCATTTACTTTGATGAAGCACATAACAGCGTTCAACGTAACTTCTTCCCTGCTACTGAGTTCTTCTCTCACGATGCTGATCGTTGCTACTTTTTTACTGCTACTCCTAAGCATTCTCTTACCATCTTCAAACCAGGAATGAATGATGGTGCTGTCTACGGACAGGTGATTTGCAATGTTCCTGCACCTAAACTGGTTGAGGAAGGTTATATTCTTCCCCCCAAGGTTGTGGTCCAGCAACTGCCACAGGGTGATTTCAAGCAGTCTGATGAGAGAAACCTCCTGGATACTATTGATGCAAACTCGCTCAGTAAGATTCTGATTGCTGCACGTTCTACCAAACAGATTGTGCGTCTTGTGAGTCAGTCTGACTTTTGCTATGAACTTAAGGAGCGTGGATACAACTGGATGTATATCACTAGCAAGACCGGTGCTATCATCAATGGTAAGAAAGTATCCCGTGAAGAGTTCTTCAAAACTCTGAATCAGTGGGGTCAAGATGATACTCGTTTCGTCGTGATGCACCACAGCATTCTGTCTGAAGGCATCAACGTCAAAGGACTGGAGGCAGTCCTGTTCATGCGGAACATGGACTATATCGGAATCAGTCAGTCTATCGGTCGTGTGATCCGTCTGGGTGGCACTCAGAAGACCTTCGGACTGGTCTGTGTGCCTGTCTTTGACAAGGTGGGCATCAGCACTGCCAGGTCCGTTCAGGCAGTCGTGGACACTGTATTTGAGCAGGGCGAACCTGCCATCTCAGTGGTCCGGAGGTAAAACTGTCCACCAGGAGCAGACACCCTGCTCCACTCTGCTATAATTACAAAGTAATCAAGGAACACCATGAAAGTCAAAGTTCAACTCTATGTTGCTGGCAATGTATTTGATGAAATCGTGCAAGCAAAAAACTATGAGGATGCAAGAAAAACTGCACTTGCACGTAACCCTACGGCAACTATTGTGAGCGTCACTGCTGTGTTTTAATGTCAGAATCAAAGGATTATAGAAAGTTCTACACTTGTCCTAATAGAGATATTCTAGGGGACAAGTGTGGTGATCCTGATGGGTATGTCACCAAAAATGGCATGTGGGCAGCAGTTCCTCTCGCAGGTTCAAAAAAATTTGTTATAATTAATAACGGATTGATTGTTCACACATCACGGAACTATCAATCTGCTGTCTCATACATAAAAAAGAACTCAAAAAAACGATGATGAAGGACCAAAATCAAATCCCTGAAGGTGAAAGCAAACAAGACAAATGGAATCGTGGTCTTGACATTTTCATTGAATCTGTTATTAAACCTGATGCATCCCTTCGTCAGTGTGCTCACAACCAAAGATGCTATCATGAATTGATGGATGTTCGTTCTGATGTTCTTAATTATTTAAAAACAAAAAGATGGTAAAAAGTTATGAATCCAGACGAAATTACTTTAGACACTACCAGCAGACAATTCACTTATGAAAAGATGTCTCGTGATCTTGACAAATTGAGCATGGAGGAATTGAGAGACATGTGTAAATGTTACATGAAACTCTACTTGAAACAGCAAGAAGTTATGATTAAACTCTCATGAAAAATGAAACACGTCTCATAATGGAGTCACAACTGAACAATGTCTGCAAAATCCTCAACGGAAAGTGGTACAGAACCTCACTCCTCAACTCCAGAGGAGAAACAGAAGAAAGAATCATCATATCTTATCCCAGTCCTGATGTTACTGGGAGTGATTCTAGTAACTCTTAGTACCATCATTGCCGGATACTTTCATGGTCACATGCACATCGAATCAGTCTACAAATCGCTCCACTCATGAAACAAAAATAAATAAAAACAAAGAAATATAAACATATGCTATCCACACAATATCGTCTTCGTCTGGAGTTTATTTGTAAATGTATTGCAAATGGAGAAGAAGTAAAGTTTGATGATATGGTTTGGGCACAGAAACTTGCTAAAGCAAATACAACAGCAAATGAAATGTTGAAGAAGGCAAGAAGACAATCTGCTCAAGATATTCAAGAAGGAAGTATCGATGATTTTTGCAATAGGATGGGACTAGGAGACCCGGATCCATCCAAACATAGCACAGGGTTTCAAAGTACAGATGAAATCGTAGAGTGGTTTCATCAAGACAAACCGGATGACTGGAGGCAACGTGACTAACGACTTTCTAGACAACTTGGCAGCAAATCAGTATCTTAAGATGCATCAACCTAAAAAGATGAACATCACTCCTCAAACATACATTGATATGAATAAGGAGTTTGAAGAAGAGGGAACTGCTGTTAGAATTGTTGTCCCTACACAGGAAGCAATCGACAAGTGGTTAAATCACAAGGAGGACATTCACAAACGAACCACAGAACCAGTTGACATGGTTGCTAAAATGTGGGAGAAGTATAGGGAAGAGAATGATAATTGATTATGACCACAAGCAGGTAGAAGTTCCGCAAGAAATTGTTGAATACTGTGATGTTTTCACATATGATGCAGATCATGACGATTTACGTTATATTGATTGTGTTTACATGCACATGGGTTATTATGGAAACAGCATAGACCATTTGTATGAATTGCGCCAACAAATTGTCCCTGTCTTTGATTAAATGAAACTCCTATTGTCTTTAGTATTGTTGGCATCACCTGTGATTGCTGAAGAGGATTTTTATACTCCTCGTGCCATGTCATGCATGAAAGAGAAAGTATGTACCGTAAGTGTTGATGAACTCAGTGCTGATGATCATACTGGAGAGGTAAGAAATATTATTTTAAATCTTGATAAGATAGGAGTGAAAGTTTACAATGCTGCTCCTGAATACTTTATTGAAAATTATCGTGCCGTGTATTTTGCAGATAAAAATGCAGTTTACATAAACAAAAAGTATATCAATGGTGATGGAGATCTTACCTTTCTTCAGATTTTACGTCATGAAGGTTGGCATGCTGCTCAAGATTGTATGGGTGGCGGCATACACAATGGTGATCTAAAAAGTATTCTTAGTCATGAAGTAATCCCTGACGAAATTACTCAAGAAACTTTTGCTCGTTATGGTTTTGATCCTACAGTTGTTCGCATTGAACGTGAAGCAGTGTGGGCAATGTATAAACCTGACATGACAAATGACGCTCTGAAAGCATGTAACTCTGACGTGCCAATATGGGAAACATATTTCCCACCAAAAAGAACATGGCAGTATCTCTATTACAATGGTCACTTAAATGAAAGAGTTTGATTATGAACTTGATTACAAGTCACTTGATTTCACAGATGCAGAAACTCGCAAACTTTATCGCATTGGAAGGGGCGAACAAGGAGTGCTATTGGTACGCCCTTACACTAACGACATATGTGCTCATTGGCGATTTGTAGATGAAGATACTGCTCGCACAAGTTCTGGCACAATATACAAAATGTATTGTGAATATCGACGGAAGAAGGATTTCATTGGAATGGATATGTCCCGGAAGTTCCTTGAGATGGGATTTACGCGCTCCCGTAGGTATGCAAATCACAGTAGTGGGAAAAAATACGATCCTAGTGGGAAAGTATATCCCCAGGAACCAGATTGGAAGACGAGTGAGAAAGCTATGGCGGCGAATGTTTTTAAGCGAGTTAGAGATGAAGTCGCCTACGACGAGACGTATATGCAAATGAGAAAGGAGTGGAGAGCATCTGAATGATTAGATCTAGTATTCTTGACCCTGAATATAACATTCTCTTTCCATATGAAACATTTCCGTG